TTGATGACGTCGCCATGTCGATGTCACGCAGGCTGCGCCGATACCTGAGTGAGCAGTACCGCCGTGCTGCGGACGCGCTCAGGGCGCTTGAGCCAGAGATGGCAACGCGAGCACTTGAAGACCAACTCCCACTCGACTTCGGTGAGAGCATCGCCGAGATCATGCGTCAGTTCTACCCGCTCCTGATTGAGCGCTCCTGGGACAACGCCGTCACGCAGATCGGCGTTGACCTTGCGTTCGACCTAGAGAACCCGAAGGTGCAGGAGACGCTGCACCTGTTGGCTCTGGAGGTGCGCGGCATCTCGGACACGACACGCGAGGAGATCCGTAGCATCGTCGGTCGCATGGCATCCGAGGGCATCAGCTACGATGCCGCAGCCCTGGAGATCGTGCAGTTGGCCGGTATCCACAGCGAGGCGCGCGCTCGAACGATTGCCGTCACCGAGTCGGCAAGAGCCTGGACGCAGGGCAGCATCCTGGCGTGGCAGGAGAGTGGAGAAGTGGATCGCATGGAGTGGAGTGCTGAGCCGGACTGCTGCCCAATCTGTCGAACGGTGAATGGCACCGTCGTGCCACTGGGCACGCCATTCCAGGGCCTGATGCCACCCGCACACCCGAATTGTCGGTGTGCACTGCTTCCGGTGCTGACAGATGCCTAGTCGCAGCGAACTTCTCAAGGCCGCCGAGACGCTCCACCGAGCCGCCAGGCTCTTGGAGCTCCAGGCGCGTCGGGTGCGCGACGAGCAGCACGTAACGCACGACCGCGCCATGGCGAACGCACGCGGCATGATCCGGAGAATTGCACGAGGAGAGAGCCATGCCAATCCCACCCCCGCAGAGCGGGGATGATCGTATCAGCTACATGGAGCGCTGCATGGAGGATGCGACCATGCAGACCGAGTATCCCGATCGCACGCAGCGCTTTGCGGTGTGCTTGGCTCAATGGCAGGAGCGCCGCGGTAAGCGCGAGCGCCAGGCGCTGTTGCAGCCGACGCGATAATGTGCTATAGTTTGCGCAAGCTCCTGAGGCTTGATCCACCCGGAGCGGCAGCGGGTAATCTGCCGCGTCACACCACCTACACTGGCTCATTGAGCCCGTCGCCCGCCTAGCACCGCTACCCGCTGCTACGGTGGGCGTTTTGCTGGAGGCGATTATGGCACGTTGGACCGTTGGCGCTGATACCGATCTGCCGATAGGCCCAGACCAACCCTGGGAGGGCGACGCGGCAGCTCGTCGCGTGTTCGATCGCGCAGGGTTCGGCGGCGACAATCCGGACGTCGCCTACACTCGTCGCGCGTTTCTCGTCTACGACGCAGAACGCCCAGAATTGCGCGGCAGTTACCGCCTGGGCTTCGCAGACGTCGTCGATGGCGAACTGATGGCCATGCCCGCAGGCATGCGAGCTGCAGCGTCACGCATCACGCAGACGGACGTACCCGAAGCGGTGCAGGAGCGGGCACGCCAAGCACTGGATCGTATCGTCGCACGCATGCAGAAGGCGAACGCGGTGGCTACCGAAAGCAAACTGGACGCACCCGCCTGGATGCAGGCCAACGCACGACGCGGCCTGGAGTGGTACGCCGACGGCAAGGCTGGCGACGGTGTCACGGAACAGACGGTGAACGAAGCGCGAGCGATGGCCCGCGGGCAGGTGAGTGACGACAAGGCCGCACGCATGGCGGCGTGGTTCGCCAGGCATATGGTGGATCTGGACGCGCCGGCTGCCAACCCCGATCACCCGGACTACCCTAGTCCTGGCGTTGTCGCTCATGCCCTGTGGGGCGGTGGCAGCCGACGCGAGAGTGAGCGGGCCATGGCGTGGGCGGAGCGCAACAGTGGCAATGAGGAGCGTCGTGTGAGCCCTGGACGCGAGTACAAGAACAGTCTGTTGATGCCAAGCATGATTGAAGAGCGCACCGTGACGGGCATCTTCTCGGTGTTCGGCAACATCGACAGCTACTCGGACGTCATCTTCCCAGGGGCCATGAGCAAGACGATGCGCGAGCGTGGCGATCGTATCCTGCACCTCTGGCAGCACGACATGGAGCAGCCGCCCATCGCAGTCATCGAGAGTATCCGCGAAGTAAGCCGCAACCAGCTCCCCGCGGAAACGCTCGTACGCGCTCCTGACGCCACGGGTGGGGCCGAAGTCACCCGGCGCTATCTCGATACGCCCAGGGCAAACGAGGTACTGACCGCCATTCGTGGTGGCTCTCCCCTAGAGATGAGCTTCGCCTTCAACGCGATGATCTACGATTACCAGGAGCGGGCAGACGCGCCCCTGGGCGTGGTACGGAACCTTCGGGAGATCCGGCTCCTTGAGACGAGTGACGCGCTCTTTGGGGCCAACAGTGCGACGGTCGCACGGCGCAGCCTGCCCATCACCACGCTGCTTGAAGCAGTCAAACTCGCGGTGAAGGCCGGGGCCAGGCACAGTACCCGAGACGTGCAGCTGATTAACAACATTGCGGAGGCGGCGCTCGAACTGGGTGCTACCAACGTGATGCTCAAAACGGACGCGACAACCGATGCAGTATCGCAGGAATGGGCCGCCGAACTGGCACCCAAGATGGCGGATCGGCATCGTCTGGAATATCGACAACGTGCAGCAGCAGCGGCCCTCGCCCTGCTGCGTGGAGGAACGAAATGAACGAGGCACAGCGCCTCTACAACGAGGCAACGGAGATCTACGGGCAGATCAAGAGCATCCTGGATCTGGAGAGTGTCAACGCAGAGCAGGAGGCCAGGCTTGACACCCTGTTCGCAACGTTCGACGCGAAGACGGCTGAGGCGAAGAAGGCGGAGCAGCGCAACGAGAAGGCTGCCGAGCTTCGCGCCCGCATGGAGGGCATGGCTGAGCCCAGCAACCGCCTAGGCACCCCGCGTCAGAGCACGCAGGCCGACGCCAACGCGGAAACTCGCGCCTACAACGCGTACGTCAAGGCCATCAGCAACGGTACGCGCTCGCTGAGCGCAGCTGAGCTCAAGGATTTGAGCGCAACCACCGACGCCGAGGGTGGCTATCTGGTAGCCCCTGCAAGCGTACTGAACCAGTTCATCAAGTTCGTCGATGACGAGGTGGCGATTCGCCGACTTGCCACCGTGTGGCCGTTGGACGTGGGCACCGAGCTCGTCGCGCCCTCCTGGGACGTCGATCCGAGTGATGCGGACTGGACAGCCGAGGTGCAGTCGATCAGCCGTGATACCGCCGCTCGCACCGGGCAGCGCTCGCTTAAGCCGAACATGCTCGCCAAAGAGCTGCTGATCTCCCGGCGTCTCATCAACCAGAGCCGCATCAACATTGAGCAGGTGATCCGCGACCGCCTCGCCTACAAGACCGCGATCGCCGAGGAGAAGGCGTTCATGACGGGCAACGGCGCACAGCAGCCGCTCGGCCTGTTCACCGCTTCAGCTCAGGGCATCACCACGGCACGCGACACCACGGCCAGTGCTGCCACGTCCTTCACGGCTGATAACCTGATGGACACCAAGCACTCGTTGAAGGCCGCCTACTGGGGCCGCCCCAACACCCGGTGGATCATGCACCGCGACACCGTCGCCCGCATCCGCAAGCTCAAGGACGGCAACGGCAACTATCTGTGGTCGCCAGGCCTTGGCCCCGGTGGTGGTGTCAGCAGCGGCCTGCCCGCAACCATCGTGGACGTACCCTACGTGGTCAGCGAGTACGCCCCGAACACGTTCACGACGGCTCAGTACGTGGCGTTGATTGGTGATCTCAGCTACTACTGGATTGCCGACGCGATGCGCCTTGAGATCCAGGTGCTCTACGAGCTGTACGCCAAGACCAGCCAGGTTGGCTACATCAGCCGCGTAGAGTGTGACGGTATGCCGGTTCTGGCCGAGGCGTTCGCCCGTCTGAAGCTCGCCTAGTTTGGAGCGAATATTGATCTTTGACCTTAATATATATATAGGTTGAAGATCAATATTCCCCTCCCGAGATTGGAGATTTTGCAATGCAACTCGCGAAGAATTCTGAGGTGCGCTACGTCGGAGCCGCGGTGGCTGCCGCGAGCAACACCGACAGCAACAGCACCATCATCGACATGGCCAACTGGGACGGCGTCATTTTTGTCACCACGGTGACTGCCTCTACCGCTACCAGCGTCGTGACGCTGAAGGCAGAGCAAAATACCACCAACAGTGACAGCGGCATGGCAGCGCTGAGCGGTGCTTCGGCATCGGCGACGTCGGCAGTCACCGACGACATGAACGGCAAGACCCTGATCGTCAGCGTGCACCAGCCACGCGAGCGCTACGTGCAGGCCGTACGCACCAGTGCGACCGCCAACAGCGCGTTCGGGCAGGTGATTGCTATCCTGTACGGCCCTCGGACGGCGCCAACTGCGGCAGCCAGCACCACGGCAGCGTCAGCGGACACCGTGAGCCCAGCGGAGGCCTAAATGTCGTACAACACCGACAATTACCAGGTGCAGGGTGGCAGCGAGTGGGTGGTGGGTGGAACACTCACCCTCAATGGCACCCTGGCCGTGGCAAACGGAGCGGTGGTCAGCGGGCTGCCCAGGGTGACGAAGGTCGCCCTGTCCGCTGGTACCGCGGCTGGCGGCGTGCTGTCCTGGGCCAATCCGGCGGGTGCGTCGATTATCGTGCATAACATCGCCATCGACATCACGACCGGCTCGTCAGTCGCCTCAACGATTGACGTAGGCGTGGCAGCGAACGGGGCGACGCTCTCGGATACGCTGATCGACGGCGTGAGTGGCGCAACGGCTGGCGTGTTCAACTCGGCGACCAACGCCGGGACGAACGGGCGCATGAGCCGCAAGGTTGCAAGCACCGAGTTCGTGACGGCGTCGCAGGCCAGTGGTACGGTGACCGGACTGGCAGGCTCGGCGTACATCACGTGGAGCCTGGCGTAGGAGGTGTGACGTGATTCTCTCCAAAAACGTCACCATTACCGACGCGGCAACGCTCATTCACAAGGCCGCTACGAACGGCTGTAAGATCTACATCTACAGCGCTGATACGGGCGGCGATGTGACCATCGGCCCGGCATCCGTGGTGGCTGGCACGGGCTACGTCATTCCGGCGAGTAAGAAGACGGAAGTGACGATCGACATTCCGCCGGGCGACGAGCTCTATGGTATCATGGCCTCGTCGTCCAAAACGCTGCACGTCACGGTAGTGGAGTTCTAGCATGTCACTCGGACTGTCAACCGCGGATCTCCGCGCCTACCTCGACCAGGTACCGGACATCGCTGCACAGCGCATCACGGTCACTGGCAGTCCGAGTGGTGGCACGTATACCCTGACGTATGCAAGCTCTACCACGGCAGCCATTGCGTACAATGCGACGGCGGCAACAGTGCAAACTGCACTCGTCGCCGTCGCAGCAACGGTGGGCGACGCAGCACCACTCCTCGTCTACGGCAAGGCAGGCGGCCCATATCTCGTCGTGTTCAGCGCTCGTAGCGGCAAGACGGCGAGCACGTTTGCTCTTGGCACCAACAACCTGACGGGTGGCACCACACCCAGTGTGACGGTCGCCCCGGCACTCGACGCCATTCTCAGTGACGTGTTGGAGCGGGCAGAAGCGATTGTCGAAGACGCGCTGGCCCCGGTGGCGTTCGCCACGTACGGCACGGCAACGAGTGCGGATGTGCTCTCGCAGGCACAACCAAGTCTATATCTCAAGCCACCCATTCACCAAGCGGGCAGCGTTACGGCAGTCAAATCCATTCCACGACCAGGTGCACCAGCGGCAGACGAAGAGACGGTTGATGAGTGGACACAACGTGACGGGTATCTGATCCTCGGCTCCATGTGGGCCGGGAGACAGTGGTACCGGATTACGGCAGTCTACGGCTACGGCCCAGCCCCGGCAGCGGCTCAGCAACTCGCCCTCGAAGTGGCAGTCAATATCTGGCGCTCGAAAGATCGTGGGCTCTATAGCGAGATCCAGGGCGTGGAGGATGGCGGCAGCGTGCGCTACATTGGCGGACTGACGGCGACGCAGCGCATGATGGTGCTGAACATCACGCGGCGCTACAAGGAGATCGTGCAATGAGCGATCCCACGATTGAGATTGTGCGCATCACCGGGCTGAACGATATTATCCGCATCACGAACCCCGAGCGAGCACGGCGCATCATTGCGCGATCGCTCAAGCGCATCGGGCTGATTGTGGAGCGCAACAGCAAGCCCGTCACGCCGGTGCGAAGGGGCAACCTCAAGCGGAGCATTACGAGTGTGCCGCTGGACTGGAACCGCGTGGCGGTCGGCACAAAACAAGACTACGCGCTGATCGTGCATGAAGGCACGCGCAACCGACGCGGCAGACCGTACCTGCGCCAAGGACTGGAGCGCTCCCGCGATCAGATCAACCGCGAGATTGATCGCGCACTTGACGAGGCGATTAGCGCATGAGTACTGCCGACGATATTCTGGTAGCCCTCCACAAGATCTACGGCCAGGTGCATGGCCTCGTAGACACGCTGCCGTACGAACCACGCGCCATTCACGCCACGCCGATCTTGTACACGCTGCTGGACAGCATGACACGCGATGTGGGCCAGGCGACGATGAACGGACGCTTTGTCGTCTACAACTGGCGCTTTATGAGCCGCCTTGTGCTACAATGGCAAGACACCGAGACGGCGGAGCAGGATCTCCGCGTCTACGCGGACACCATTGCCAACCTGCTGGAGAACCTGGATAATCGACGGCTCAATGGTACCGTGCCACAGGGCGAAGCGTTTGTGGAGGAGATCCGCACCGGCTACGCGCTGATCGACGGCACCGAATACCGCATTGCGGACATCTACACGATCGTCTCTGACAAGATCATTCGGCCATAATGTATATCGAACGCGACACCCATCCCGCTCCCGTGCTTGGCCTCTACGTGGAGGAGTACGCCCAGGCGTACTATCGTCTGAGCGTGCCACTCAAGGCGGCGTTCGGAGCGGAGAACGTCGCGGTCACGGCGTACGCGCTCGCCACGCAGGAGCAGCGCGACGCAGCGCGGCTCGTCGTCACGTCGCGGGTGCAAACGCACGAGACGGAGCCGGTGAGCAAGGCCAGGCAACTGCTTGACACGATCCGCAGCGGCGGACTTCGGCGCGTGCTCGTCGATCAGGACGACGATCTGAGCCCGTGGACGATTGAACAGAAGATGCGGCTCGAAGCGATGCTGCGCCACGCTGACGGCGTGGTGTGTACGAACAGCACGCTCGCCGGACGCATGCGCTCCTACAATCCCAACGTGACGATTGTGCCCAACTACCTTGACATGGCGCGATGGCCGATTGCTGCACCACAGCCTGTCACTGACAAGCCGATGTTGCTGATGACGGGCGGCTCGTCGCACTATCAGGACTGGCAGATGGTCGTGCCCGCGCTCAAGGCGCATCAGGGCCGGTACCGGCTGCGCGTGGTGGGCTTCTGCCCCAACTACCTGGAGCCGTTCGTCACGGAGCGTTCCCCGTGGATGCCCGATCTGAAGAGCTACCCACCGGCACTGATTGGCGCACACGTGGCACTCTGCCCACTCCCGCACACCGCGTTCAACACGTGCAAGAGCCCCATCAAATTGTACGAGACGGCCCTCGCCGGGTGTGCCGTCATTGGCAGCCTCACCCAGTACGGGCCGGTGCTGCGCGAAGCGGGGCAGCATGAGAACGTCGCCGTGTTCGAGCGGCACTGGACGGAACGTATCGGACACTACCTGAACAACCCAGAGCAGATTACCGCAGACGCTACGGCGCTGCAACGGCATATCGTGACCACGAGAGATGTAGCACGCCACGCGGACACCATCCGTCAGGCGTATGGAGGCAGCAATGTCTTGGACAACCGGAACCCTGATCGACGGATGGAAGAGCAACCTGTACGTGCAGGACGCGGGCGTCACGGCAACCGTGGGCACCGCGGACGAAGTGCCGTACGGGACCACGTTTAGCTGGAGCACCACACGCACGGTCACCGCTCGCGGGCCGCACATCAACAAGCAAGCCCTCACCAACAGCGTAGGCGGTGTAGCATACACCGGCTCGTTCACCATCGATTTGCACGCAGCGATCAACGCGGCGCGGGCGAAGATCGTCGAAGCGGTCAACGCCGGTACCAAGCTCAAGTTTACGCTCGTGATCGGCGGCCAGGTTGGCAGTGCCACCACGGGTGTCGAGAAGTACGTGTGGGATCAGTGCATTTGCAGCCAAGATGGCACCGTTGATCCGGCCACCACGGCGACCTACACGGTGAACTGGACGGCTGATACCCTCACCTACACGAAGTACGCCTAGTATGGACCTACACCTGGCACTCAGTCAGATCGTGACGGCGTTGGCTGGCCAGTCCCAGCCAACGCTCATCACGTCAGAACAGGCCCTCGTGGTGGACAGCCGCGCGACGGCGACTATTCCCGTGCCCCAGTGGACGGTCATGCAGTCCGACGGAACACTCCTGCACCGCGGGGTAGTTGTGCGAGCGTGGAGTTACGCGCAGCGCCGTCAGGCGGAGCAGGCAGCAACCATTCCACCACGACCTGGCCCGCAGCCACAGCAGACGATCGACGATTGGCGTCGTGTCGTCGAGGAGGTGCGCCTTGGCATCATCAACCCTCCCGATCTCCCGGCCAGCGTGGTGGAGGCGTGGGGCTACGACGTCGTCAAATACCTCCACCAGCAGATTGAGCGGCTGGGTCCCGTCCCTCCCGATCTCCTCCGAGCCGAACTCGCCGCCCTCGTCGGTAGTGCCCCTCCCGAGCCCACGTGAGTGGGTGAAGCGGTGCGGCCTGCTGAGTCTCGTGCAAACGCGCTCGGTGCAGCAGTTGCTTCAAGCTCGGCAATGGCAGGAGCGAACCATGTACGGCCTCAATGACCATCAAGTGGCAGCAGAAGTCGCACGTCATCACTACGACATTGCCGTAGAGAGTGCGCGATACCTGAGCAGCCTGTCGCGCCAAAAGGACAAGGGCGAGTATCACGTGCTGCGTCGAAGGTTGGCATCGAGTATGAGTGACGTCGATCGCTACGCGGTGCTACTCGCGGATCGATGGGAGCGTGAGCGATGAGCGATCCGCGAGTATCCAAAGCGAGAGTTGAGTTCAGCGCCGATACGACGAAACTGGACGCCGCGCTCAACGGCGTCCAGGCGAAGTTGGGCAAGCTGAACGCGATTACCGGCACGTCGTTTGGGCTGCTTGGCGTGGGATTGAGTGTGGACGCGCTTGTGCAGTTGGGCGGACAGGCGATCCAGGCTGGAAACGCGCTGACAGCAATGCAAGCGACGCTGCGAGCGGTCGCCGGGTCGCAAGAGCAGTATGATCGCATCGTGCAGGTAGCAACCGCGAACCAGGCGCTCTTTGGTGGTGCGCTTGCGGATAATTTGGTCACCATGCAGCAGTTCGCCTTTATCGCGAATCGCACGGGCGCCGATCTGAGCGATCTGAACGATGTTGCACAACTTCTGGCGCTCGTCAATCCGTTCGAGGGATTCGAGGGTGCCGGGTTTGCCCTTGGCGAACTATTCGCGGGTGACATCACGTCGATTGTCGAGCGGTTCAATCTCTCACGAGAGGCCGTACGAGGGCTCATCAACGAGAGTGACAGTGCTGCTGAGATTATCGCAGGACTTACTGCGCTGTTGGCCGAACAAGGCATTACGTCAGAAGTGTTGGCAGCTAAAACGAACACCGTAGCCCAGGAGTATCAGACGTTTGGCACGAACGTATCCAATGCGTTTACCGCCATGGGCCAGGGATTGGCCGAGGCCGGTGAACCACTCGTAGGATTTGTCAACGATCTGGTGCAGGCGCTGACGGATCTCTCTCCCGTGGTGAGCGCGTACGTTGCAGGACTGGAGGGCGTCGATCCTGCAACCATTGCCATTGGACTCAATTCCGAGATCGCCGCCAACTCAGTCAATAATCTGAACCAGGTCGCACTCGAAGGTGCCGACACGTATGATGCCTACGCAAGCGCGTTTGACAATTCGGTTGCTCGTCTCAACAGCGGTGCATCACTTGTTGCAGCGGAAGCGCAGCGGCTGACTGAGGCGCAGTTTGTGTATGCGCAGTCCCTCCTACTCACTGGCGCATCAACAGAGCAGGCCATTTCGCTGGCGTCGCAATTTGGCAAAGAACTATCGGCAACGAGCGAGTTTACGACAGAGATGACAGAGCGAAGTACTGCGCTTGAAGAGGCGCAGATGCTTCTTGCCCAGGCTCAGGCGAGGGCTGCAATCGCTGCGAGTGAACAGGCAGCGCAGCAAGCCGCTTCCATGGGTGTTATCGATACGAGCACGCTGGCGACCAAGGCGCTTGAAACAGCCCTGGGAGATGCCACGAAGGCCATGTTCGAAGCGGCGAACGCCAACCTCAGCCTGGATCAGCAGGCGCAACAGGCAGCGATTGCCCTACTTGGTGCCGGCGAAGCAGGACGACTCGCAGCACTGCAACTGGCCGGCAGCACTAGCGATATCGATAAGTTGATCGCCCGCTACTACAATCTAGCCGTGGCGGCTCAGTCGGCACGCAATGCGTCGGTCGTGGCTGGCATGGAACTTGGCTTGATTGGGCCGAGCGCGCCGGTTGTTGCGCCACGCACCGTGGTGCCCACGGGTGGTGGTGGAGGTGGTGGCGCAACGAGTGCCGCACGCGATCAGGCGGACGAGCTTCAGCGTATTGCGGAGCGCCATCAGGAGCGCATGCTCCGCGCCGAGGAGACGTACCAGGAACGTCTGCTACGCATCACCGAGGACTACGCGAAGCGACGTCGCAAGGCCAACCAGGACTACAGCGATCAGCAGTTCGAAGATCGTGCCGGGTTTTATCGCCAACTGATGAATATCGAGGATGAGGCGATCAGACAGCAGGCGAGTGCCGAGTACGAGGCCCTGGCGCTTGAGGCAACGCAGATCCGCGACGCCCTGGGCGCTGACGTCGCAGCGGAGTATCTCGCCGAAGCGGGCCGTGTTGCGGCAGCGCGTGCGCAGCGAGCCGATGAGATACGCAAGGCGCGGCAAGATGGCGACAAGAACTTAGAGTATCTGATTGCGCTTGACAAGATGGAGCGTGAGGTAGAAGACAGAAGGCTCAAGCGGGCGGGGAGCGGCGAAGCGTCGATTGCGTCACAGGAAGAGGAAGACAAGCAAGAAGCCGCAGTACAGCTCCAGCAGGACATCAAGAACGCGGCAGACGACGCGGGTAAGGCGCTACTCAAGGCGCAACAGGATGCTAACACGGCGATTGGCACGACAAACGAATCACTCCAGAAGCAAGTGGATCTGTTGGGCCAGATTGGCGGAAAGCCAACCGCGACGACGGCAGGAACGGCAACCACAACGACCACGGCGACCGCTGACGCAGCACCACTTGCCACTGGGGCCACAGTTGGCACCACGGGAATTGCGGTGTATGATGCAGTGGTAGCGCAGGCGCTCGTGGGTGTGCGTGACGCGGTGAACGCGGTCGAGCGGGCGGTGAGTAGAATACCGACGCGCTCAGCGGTGGGAGGTGGGTAAATGGCAACGCTGGCGATCGTCTCAAACGGTACTACTATCTACCCAGAACTGCCCATCGATCGCACGCCCATTCTCGTGGCCGAAGATCGGCGCATGGTGAACGGCCAACTACGGCGCTCGTACCGTGCCGAGAAGATGCGTCTATCGTATCGGCGTGGCGGACTGAGCGAAGCGGAGCGCACGAGTTGGGTATCAGCGCATCCGTTCAGTACGTCGTTCACGCACGTCGACGAGCTCGGCGTCTCGCGCACGGTCATGACGATACGGCGCGACGAGACGCTTGAAGAGACGATTGTGGCGTCCAATGCGTCGTTCTATCTGATCCAGGTTGAGGTTGAAGAGGTATGAGTGATCCGACGCGAACGCAGATCAGCGCGGACGTCACCTTGCCTACCACGCAGGTGGAGATTTATCTCGGCACATGGATCGACGTCAGCAGCTCCGTAACGTCGGTGTCGATCGACGTGCAGTCGTCCAACGGCGTGTCAGGATTGGCATTTGGCTCCACGGTAGAGCCGAGGGCAACCGTCGCGTTCACGGCAGATCAATTACTCCTGCAACTCACGGACGGCACGAACATCTTGACTGACGGTACAAACGTACTGATTACGGTGCAGACGAACGCGATTGACTACGCCTGGGCACTGACACCCATCAGGATTAAGCACGGCTTCAGCACGTCAGCACAACTCACGCGCTTCAGCGGCGTGATTACCGAGCGCAGCCGCGATGCGTCGGGTGGCACATGGGGCTGTCAGGGCTGGAGCGCGATCATTGCGAGTACGGACATTCGCAGTCCGCTGATCATGGATCGGCCCATTGCCACCCTAACCGAGAGTGGCGGCAACGACGATCCGACACAGACAGGCTACGCCGGTGGCATTGTCAACTACACCCTGTGGCAATGCGGCGGAAGGCCGTATGAACAGGCCGGTTCGTATCTCAACGCCGTCTTCTACTACTCGTGCGACACGGCGCTCATTGCTCCTGCGTTCACGTGGATTGCGAGCGAGAACGCGTGGGAAGCGCTGCTGCGTCTCGTACGCTCAGCGGGCGGGCAGTTGTATCAGGACAGCCTGGGTGTGATCCGCTACAAGAACCCGGTGAGTCTGGTATCTGGCACCGCGTCGATTACGTTCTCCGATACCGTCCAGACGGCAGCGCAGCGCGTGAGCAATAGCGTGGTACCGTTCCAGGCGATCAGTGAGCGAGCGTCCATTCAGGAGGCCCTGAGTGCCGTCGGCTGCCAGTTCGTTACCCGGCGCGTAGCAGGGGTGCAGGTGATCTACGAAGACACCGAGCCGCGCTACCTGCCCCGCGTGGGCCAGTCGGGTGCGTCGATCACGCTCAACCTGGACACGCAGTATCCGATTGCCGCGGTGAGCCAGGTGGAAATTGACACGCTGATCATTCGCACGGCCAACCCGGGTGGTTCCAGTGTCACGGTGACGATCAACAGCACGTCAGCGCAGCGCGTGAACGTGACCATTGCCAACACGCTGACCGAGCCGGTGCAGATCGAAGCAATCCGCGTGGTGGGCAACCCCGTAGAGCCAGGCGAAGAGGGCTCAGCGAGCTACAGCGACAACAACGCTGCTCTCTCCAGCACGCGCACGCTCCAGATCGAAGACAATCCCTGGGTGCAGAGTCGACGACACGCCGAACAGTTGTGCCAAATGGTGTGGGACTTCTATTCTGGCACGGGGCCGATTCGCACGCTTGCCGGTGTGCCGTACGATCCTGACAGGAACGTGGGTGAACTCGTGAACCTGACATGTAGTCTGTGGAACATTGTGGCGGAGCCACATATCGTCATTGGTATCCGACCCGAGAATGGCGCGTGGATGGACGTGGACATGACGCCAGTGCTCTCGCTCCTGCCCACGGTGAGCGAAACCTACGTGGTTGGCACGAGCTACACGGCCAGTCAGACGTTGGAGGTAGGCTACTAATGGCTATTCTGTCGCTGGCAGGCAACATGCCACTGTTTCGCACGGGCGAACTGCTCAGTGCCGCGAAGCTGAACGTCATGCGTGACGCCGCCTTGGCGCAAGAGGAGGCGTCGCGCCTGGGTGGCGTAGCGTTCTGTGGTAGCTATGGCAATCCGCCACAGAATGACGATCAGAACCCTACCACGATCTGGCGAGGTGGATTTACGATGGTCGAAGGCGCAACGACACTCACGATCGTCGTCTCTACATCGTTCTCTGGCGCGTTTCTGCGCGTGCATCAGACGGGCAGTACGACGGTTACCGACACGATTACGCTGAACTCCAGCAATCCACAACCCGAGACGTTCACCATTGACATTACGGGTGAGAATTATAGCAACGGTCAGATCGTCCTGGTGGATATTGATCTGTACAATCCCTCAACAGCACCCGCGAGCGAGAATTGGGGCGCGATCGACATCTACGAGGTCTCGCTGACCAACATTGATATCAGCGCCTCGTGGCCGGGCGTGCCCACATTTGGCGCAATCACTGCGGCGAACCTGAACCAACTTGCCAACGCGATCGACTATCTCACCCTGCGCATGGGCACACGCTACGATCCGCTATTTCAGGGCGTGATACGCCGGTTCGGGCCGTATTTTCAGCAGGGTGATGTGCAGTTGCGTGGCACCATTCGACGAGCTCCGGCGCATGGCACGCTCATTGCGACGGGCTACGTGCAGCGCGAGTATGCGGGTGCCACCGAGTCGATCTCGCTCATTGTCAGTGGAAGCACCGTGGCAACGTATAGCGTGCCAGCTGCCGTGGGGCAGCACGAGTGGACGTTTACGCACACGCTGACCCAGGCCACCGACACGGTAATCCCGGTGATTGTGCAGTACGATCGGAGCAACCCAGACGAGGATGGCGGCGGTCTGCGAAACATCAACCGCTGGAGTGTCAACGAGATCTACACCTCCTCGGCGACCGGCGCATCAACAACCCTGGAGCAGCAGGTAGCGCGACAGCGACCATCCTTCTCATCGCTTCAAGCGTGGCTCAACAGCCTGGCTTCGATTGTCAGTGCAACCTATACGCGCATCGAGGCCAACTATCCAGTCTGGAAACGACAGATCGCCTATCGCGCTCGCTACGGACGCCTCGATCAGCAAGCATGGTTTGAGCCGGGTGGACTGGCCATGCGCTGGCGACGTGCGGGCGACGCCGTGGCCATTCGTGGACGTGGCATCTCGATTGGCGTGGGCGGTGCGGAATTTGAACGCACGAACGAGGTAGGTTTCTACGAGTTCAGTAACACCCGCAGCACATCGATCATTCCGGGCGATGCCACACAGTCGGTGTTGTGGTTTCTCGATAACGCGCCAGGATTGCCGTCAGGCGCACCGTATAATCTGCGTGGCGTGGATCTCTTTTATGCCGCCGAGCGGCTGAAGACGGTGGTGTAACATGCCAACCACGGAGCGACGCACCCGGCGCATCGA